TTATATCCCATACAGATAGTCATACCAATGTATGTAAATCCACATTTTTGCATAGCTATTATCATTAAGTCTTCTTCTGTAAGTTTTGGATAGTCTGTTGCGATTTTCTTCAGTAAATTTATAATCGCGAAAACGAAACGTACAACTTTTCAAAACGAAACGTACAATTTTCTCATTTTTTCGCACCTTGCTTTACAATCGTTTGAAAGGCGTTTAACCACCGTTTTAGTGGCAATTAAACGCCTTTTATCATTGCATTAAAAACAGACAGAAAAAGTTAATTTTCAACTGTATTTTATTGCTGTTTTATTTTGCCGTCTCACAGAAAAATCGTATTTTTGTATATGCTAAGTTATTAACTTGCATTGTTATATTCTTTTTCCAAAGCCATCAGGCAACCAACTTTTCAAGTATTCCGATACAATTTTCCTTTATCTTTTGGGTATCTCTTTTCCACTCTGACAACACAAAACCCTTTTCGTATTGCGGATATGGTCTTTCGGGTTTATTAAAGCGAAAATGTTTGCAAAGCGGGTAAATGTAACGATATGTCTTTACCACCAACACCTCCAAATCACCGATTAAAAACGCCACGTTTGCACGCAAATATGCAGATGGTGAAGTTGTATTCGTCAGGATCTGTTCGTGTATTATCTCGCCTGTTCTGCGATTGCGCAGGAACTTCGTATAATGAAAACCAAAATACTTGAAGTTTGCGGCCTTATAGATTGTCCCGCAACCTAAACGACCGTCAGCAAAGCTTTGAATGGCGACCACATTCGTGTCTATCTGACGAATGAGTTTAATGCTGGCCGCAATAAGCACCGTTTCAGCATTCTTTCCGAGACTATCATCAATCCACATTCGATTTAGCTCGCACATCCAAGCGTTTGGGTTCGGGTGTGTAAACAGGACGGCTCTCGGATTTTTCATATAGCCGTAAACTGCAACACCGAGGCATTTGTCTGGCTCATCGGCGCGGAATATCCCAAAGTTGAACTTACCGAAGCCGCCGTCATTCCACTTGTGCGAATAGTGGTTCGCGATTACCATTTCTTTGGCCAGTTCCTTTTCTACTGGCTTCACCAACAGGTCGCCAAGCGACGAAGTGCGTTTGTAAACGCATAAATCTGTTTTAATCATTCAGCATAATGCTATGTTTTAATTGGTTTATAAATGAGTTACGATATTTTTTAGTACTTTTGCAGTGCCAATCACATACTGGGCAGTCATACTGCATACAAAAAAAGCGTCATCACGCGGTCAAGGCTTACAGCCCCCGATCGTGCGTGATGGCGCATTTTTGTGTTAGTATGTGATTGGCGTCCTACTAACAGGTCGGGGGCTTTTCCTTTCCCCCTTTCGGATTACTTTTTTTATTCTACATTGCTTTCAATCTCAATAAATTTACTATCTTTGCAACAGTTTTTGAAGGTATCTTATAACCTTATCACGTTTTTGTAGTTTCCCGTTATTGAACACTGGTTTGTTAGCTTCGGCGACGTGCGATAACCTGTCCCTCCCATTTGGGACTCGCAAAATGCCCAAACTGACCCAAAGAAATGCAAGGTTCGCCTTGTGTTGGGTCGTGCAGCCTTTAAGTCCCTTAGCACCCTGATAATTCCCCGTGTGGCGAGAATGTCACCGAATAGATGAATTATCACTGGAATAACCAATTATTTTTGATTATTCCCTGAATGGCTTACAATGAGTTACGACCGCAGGGACTTGAAAGAGGAGGATTTTCACCGCCTCTTTTTTTTATTCCAACGAGAAAGACCTGTACCACGCATACGCGAATTGCCCGTTTACTTTATACTTACGGCGGGATATGCGGTATTTCATTTTCACCATTTCACCCCCTGAATCCTTGGAGTAACTGCCTTTGCTGCAAGCGGCCTGCACGGCAATGGGAACATATCCGTGGTGCTGCCTGCCCTTGCCGTTCTTGGAGGTTATCCTATTGCGTAGGCCGAATATGCGGAATGTCGTACCGTCGTCCGTGGTGGTCTCGCGTATCAACTCCCTGCAAATACCTGCAATCTCCTTGTCTATCAAAACACTGTCCACAGCCTTGTCAGCCACTGAAATACATTTGGGAACATACCACTTGCCTGCCTCGCCTTTGGAAAGGATAACACCTTTGTAGTGTACATATTGGCTTTTAGGCTGGCGCAGGTCGCGTTTACCTTTATTATGCGAATAAGATTTTGAACCACCAGTGCGACGGAACTTGCTGCGCTTTTTCTTGCGCAGCAGCATGATGTCAGCGTCGGCTGGCAGTTGGCCGTGGCGCAGGTACACCGTACCCTTGGAAATTTTTACCTCTATGTGCAGGTTCTCCGTAACCTTGCTCCATTCGCTCCACTCGGTTGTAAAGGTGCGGAAATACTTCGCGTTGTCAGGCAAGGTCAGTTCTTGATATATGGTCTTGCCCATGAGCTTGACAAATACGCTGTAACTGGTGTAACCGCCAAACAGCGCGATACTGGCCACACAGGAAATAATGCAGGGGGTCTTTATGCCGTCCAGTTTTTCGCGGGTCATTCCGCTGACGGTAAGCGAGGACAGTTTTTCGGCCATCACGTCCTGTAAATATGTCAATACCGTTTCGGGCATGTTCTTGATTTGAGCCGCCAACGTGGTATTGGGGGCAAAGTTGGTAAAGGTGTTCACCTCGTAGTTTTCCGTTCCTGACTTCACAGGGGAATAGGCCGCAGTGCGCACCGTTCTTGCCTCGACATAAGTTTCGCCGTCAGCCTCGATGTCCTCCTTTTCCGTCTTGACTGTTATGTATTTTATAGTATTGCCCATTATCGGCTTTGCAGCCATCGGCAACACTTCGCCATCAATGACCACATATCCCACTGCTTCGCCGTCAGGTTCTTGCAGGATATAGCGTTTGCCGCCTATTAAGGAAAGCTGCTGCAATAGCAGGATTTGCGACTGGATAAAGTCAAGCGTTTGGGTGGAAAGCGGGTATTTGCCGACACCGCCTGTTTCCGTCTTGGTTGAAATATAAGAAGCTGTTTTCATTGTTTTGCTGTTTTATGCACTTTGGGTTATGTATATGGCGCGCTTGGAGATAAGTTTGTATTTATCAACCATCGCCTTGATTTCTTCCTTGTTGGTGTCCCACACATCGGCGGGAACACTCACTATAAAGTCGTTCTGAGCCGTATTCAGCATGGTTTCGTTATACACCACCGGCACATCTTCCAAAGGGCTGATATTGTCCTCGCTGATGGTTATCGGCACACGGTCTCCTGTTTCGGTAACTGCAAATATCCATTCTCCCTCACGTTCCATCGAAATGATTTCAAATGTACCTGTCTTGCTCTTGAAATGGTCATTAAGGCACGCACGCAGGTAACACACCTGCCCGTTATGGGTCAGGCGGTAAATATGCCCTGAACGTGCCGAACAAAAACGGCCATAAAGGAGTTCAAGCGGCATAACGGCGGCACGGAGTAGGCCGAACAGAACAGGACGGCGCAGGAACGTAGGCAAAAGCAGGGCGACAAAACGCTTATAATCTACTTGAAAATTCATTCTATCGAACTGTATTGAATGTATGTTACATCAAGGCTTTCAATCTCGAAATATCCGCTGTACGGACGATTGAAGCCGACAACCTCCGTGAAACTATCGGCATTCCGTGACTTGGCCTCCACTTTGGAAATATCCACGACCTCGACCCCTGAAAGGGCTTGCAGAGCAGCCAGCAGGTCTGTATTACGGTAAACGCCGTTAAACGGCAGATTGGTGATTACGGACTTGACCGTATCGTCAACTGGCGTACTGCCGTCAGCCAAAGAAACGCCATCGGCAGATAGCAGGGTCGGATCATAATAGACCACCAAAGAAATACGCATGAGGTCGGCCTGCTCGTTACGCAACTGCACGGAAACGCCCGCGTCCTTAATCGTATTTATGTAGGAGTTCAATGCCGCAATCTGGCTGTCGGTAAGAGGCCACGGTTTGCCTTTTCTTTCACCCGCCACTTTGATATACACGACGGTATTGCTTTCGGACGCGACAGCATATTTTACGACCCTGTCCTTTTCAATATCCGCTTCGGAAAGGTTCGAGGTGTCGTAATAATCGCTGTCGGCAACCAGCTTGTGCCCGTACAAGAATGCCTTGGTCTTGTTAACGTACCAACGTAACGTATGCGGTTCAAGCTGTTCAATGCGGCTGTCCACTTCCGAAACGTGCAAGTCAAAGAGTTTTTCAAGCGACCACAAGGCAGCGGCAAAAACATAAAACAGGATACTTTCAATGCTTACGCGGCTGAATTGCTCGTCAAAAGTCTTGCCCGCAGTAAGCCCGTAGGCGGATATGACAGCTTGGTTTTCAATAAAACTGTCTGTCATATCCTTTTTTATTTCTTCAATAGTCCGAGCCATTGTCTGCCTGTTTAGAGGGTACGCGAAAGGAGTTCATCTATAACGGCCTTGCACCGGGTGCGGTAAGCCTTGAAGCGCGTCATTTCCTCGGCGTGTTCGGCGGTGTCGCCGTCATTGGCCAAAATGGCGATTTGCGCGTCCATGCTGAACTCGTTGCCGATAAGCCCCGCAATGAATTTATCGCGGCGGTTCTCGTCCGTAACATCAGAAGCGCATATCATCGTCGAGCCGTCGGCCTGATGGCCTGTGTACTGGTAGCCCGATGATTTTTCGCCCGTTTCCTCATTCACAACTTCGGCAGCGGCCTCGTTCAGGTAAAGCAGGTAATGTTCGTTGTCAAATTTTACAAATTTCTTTCTTTCAATGTAATTTACGGTGTTCATTGTCTTTGTTTGTTAGTCGGGGTCGACCAACTTGTAAAAACAACGTTTGCCGTCCCCGATGGGTTGCTTGATTAGTTTGGCTGCGACTGGTTCGGTCAGTTCCACATCTCGCAACTGCTCTATAAGTGCTTTCGAGCCTGTGAATGTTATGTGTTTTACCCATGCTTTGACAGGTTGCCCCTCATCGTCCACCTGCGGCCGTCCGTCGTCTGTTGTCAACTGCTCATATATTTCATATTGCAGCGTCAGCATTTCGTCCGCGTTAATCTTGGACTTGCCTATTTCAAAGGCGGTCAGGTGGATTTCACAATTCAGGATTGCGTCGATATGGTACTTCGTACCAGTCAGCTTGCCTTGATTTGGTTTAATATCACTAAACTTTTTCATACCGAGAATATTTATTAAATGATTACTGTTGCAATGTACCATAAAGCCCAAGCGTGAAGCCACGCGAAGCCTTATCTCCTCATCTTTCAGCCCTGCCTTGCGGAGGCGTGCCACCTCACGGCAAAGCCCTTGCTTGTTGCGTTTACGCGCAAGGCTGTGCGTATGGTAGGTTACGTAACCGACAAAGTCTATCCCCCTGCTTTCAACTGGGAATATCTGAAAGTTGCTTTTCAAAGACAGGTTGCGGTCGTTATGTAAATAGTGATTTATGTAGATTAAAATACCACTTAAATACCGTTTGCTGCCTGACAGCACCACAATGTCGTCGGCATAGCGGTAATAATAACGAACGCCTGCGTCCTCTTTGAGCAGGTGGTCGAGTTCCGAAAGATAGAGATTGGCGAAATACTGGGAAATGTAGTTGCCGATAGGAACACCGTCGGCCGATTCGATTATCCCGTCCAGCAACCAAAGCACATCAGGGTCTTTGATTTTACGGCGCACGACCTGTTTCAATATGTCGTGGTCTATGCTGGGATAGAATTTGCGCACGTCCATTTTAAGGCAATAGCGTGTCCCCTCGGGATCGGCTTTCAGGTCGGCACGCAGCTTACGGTGCAAAGAGTGTATGCCGCGCCCTTTGATACAGGCATGGGTGTCGGCGGTGAACTGGGGTGTCCATATAGGTTCAAGTACCTGCATGATCGCCCATTGCACGACACGGTCGCAAAACGGAAGTTTATAGATTTCGCGCCGTTTAGGCTCATACTTGATAAAGACTTCATACTTCGAGGTCGCATAGGTTCGAGTTTCGAGTTCCACCTGCAACTGCCGCAGGTTTTCCTCCAATTTTGCCTCGAACACTATCACCTCGTCGCGTTTCCTTTTGCCGTGAGCTGCATTGTAAAAGGCAAGCAAAAGGTTTTCTGTCGAGCAGATACGCTCGAAAAGGTAGCCTTTACGTTTCATCGGTTCTGCGGGTCTTGGGGTCTTATGGGTCTGCTTTGCTTCATCGGGAGCGGTCGAGGCTCGAAAGCCCTACTAACACCCTTTTCGGCTCGTGATTTTTTGCCAAGGGGCAAGGCTCATTATTCTTAGTCGCCTATAATTCCATTTGCAAAGTATAGGGGCGACGAGTAGTTCGCATTCGCAGTCGAAGCTGTGTTGTTCGCATTCGTGTAGGACGCGCCTGCATTCGTGCCATTGTTCGCGTTACCGCCAGCCGCCCGAACCTGCAAACCTACCACCGCAGAATAATGCAACCTGTCTTTCTCTTGAAAGATGCCACAAAATTAGACAATTATCACGAGACAAGCGCATATTTCCTGAAAAATTCGCCCGCCTTACGGCGGGATTTCAAGCCCGCCGACACTGTAACCATCTATCTCGGTATGTCAAAAAGTCAAAGAACGTTTTGTTTTATCGCTTTCGTTTTGGGCTTCGCCCCGCTTTCGTCTTACTCGATTTGCGGGTCTTCCGCAAAAAAGCAGAGGGGCGACGAGTAGGCCGCATACGCAGTCGAAGCCGCGTTGTTCGCACCCGTGCAGGACGCGCCCGCATACGTGCCATTGTCCGCGCGACCGCCAGCCGCCCGAACCCGCAAACCTGTCTGTGAAGATCCGTTCGTATAGAAATAGTCGGAATAATACGTCGAGGCCGAGCCGCCGACTTCGGTAGGCATACAGCAAAGTCCGTTATAGGACTTGCGTTTGATGTAGCCCTCTTTCTGCGGGCATTCGGCCACTTTTAGCAGCCCCTCAACGCTTGACGGGTTAAAATCCGCAAACATGGATTTGGCCACATATACCTCGGTCTTTTCTCCTGCCGTCTGTGATATGGTCAAGCCGCGAACCCAACGCCACAAGCTGCCGAAGCCTGCATTTACCAAGCCAAAGAATACTGGCACGCTAAAAGTATGGTATGCCTCGGATTCACTTTCTGCCGTGGCGGGCAATTTACATTCCACCAAGCCAACACCGTCTCCCATTTCAAGGCCGACACGGGTAGGGATAAGCGGATAAGTCCCGTTATAATTACCCCAGTCGGGCATATTGGTAACACCTGTGCCAAATCCGCCCTGATAAAGGCCGTTGCTGTCCAGTTCTGCGTTGAAAGCGGCTTGCGAGTTGCGCGTACCCATGATAACTTCAAAAAGATACTCTACAACGGCACGGGCAACAAACCAGTTGGCCTCCCAACCCTCACCGCGTTTGCGGGCGTAATTGCCGAAATTAGTCGTGCTGATTGCCGTGGCAGGCATTCCGAGCATGGTCAGCTGCGGAGCGTCGGCTGCCGGGGCTTTCGTATAGCTGCTTGCAGTCAATGCCTTGCCGCCTCCGCCCCTATACTGTTCTGCGTCACTGATGACAGAACACAGTTTCAGATTTGTCCGATCCATGACGGCAGCGTCCATCCAGCTGATTCCGCCTGCGGGTACATATATCGAATTTTTGCCCGCAATAGGTGCGAATGTGACGGCAAGCACCGTATTATTGCCCTCTTTCCATGTCGTGAAATAGTGGGCGTTCCAACACCACATACACTGCCCCATCGAGCCGTCGAGTGCGGCGGGACTGCCGTCCTCGAAGCGGGTACTGTCCACGGGGTCGAGTTTGCGGCGTGTCCTGTCGTCAGCCACCAAATAACGACCAAGTCCTAATTTCTTGGGCAGGTCGCGCAACGCCTGCAAACTGCCGTAATGACCCGCCGCCGTCGGGGTGGCGTTGTTCTCGTTCCAGTAGCGGCCTGCGATGGGATTGCTGGCGTTCTCAACCGCCGCACCGAGTTCCGCCTTGCGGGTCTCGCCCGTCTCGTCCATAACCTCGATGAGCATTTGGCCGACCGCACCTTGTGCGTCTTCCAGTTCGTTAATGCGTTTGCCGTTTTCAAAGGCTGCAAGCATTGAAACGAGTTTGTTTTCCTGTTCTGTTGTTAATGCCATGATTGAATTGTATTAAGTTAAACGTATATTTCCGTCTGCGTCGAGGCGTAACGAGCTGCCAACCATACGGACTGACGGATCAACCACCTCTATATTGATTGTCTTGTAATATGCCACGCCTGCCGTGGGTACGACGTGTACGCGGCTTGTGCCTGCGTGCTTGGCCACGACCTTGCCGTCAGGTTCTACATCGCAGGCTATGCCGTCGGACAGGAACAGCACATTTTGCAGGGCATAGTCAGGTTTTACCACGGCGGCGATATATTGCGCCACACCGTTACCGAGCGTTATGCGGACTGGGTGGGACACACGCAAGCCTGTGGGAACGTTACGTGCTGCCGCTTCCACCTGCTCGGCCATACCCTCCAACTTTTGGCGTGTCTGTTCCGTGTGTTCGGCTGCGGCTTCCGCATTTGCCGTGGCGGCCTGTGCGCCATTCGTAGCTTGTATGCAGTTTTTGGCCGCCGCATTACCCGAAGCAGCCGCCTCGGTGCAGGACTTGATGGCCGCCTCGCTTTCTGTTTTCAAGTTTTCCGCTTGTTCCTTGGCCGAATTGGCGGCTGTTTCTGCTTTCCGCGCCGCTTCATTAGCTTTCTTGGCCGCGTCCTCGGTTGGCCGTTTCAGTTCGACAAGTTGGGCAGGAGTAAAGTCCTCAAAGGTAAAAGCGTCGCCTTTTTCCCCTTTCAGGGCGGCCAACTGCTCGGCGGTAAAATCTTCGTATGTGAATGCCTTTCCACGTGTATAGGAAGCAAGCAGGTCGCTTTCCAGTACGCCGTCATCATCACTGCTCCATTGCCACAACTGTATATTCAGGCACTCGGGATAATAAACGTTCTGCACACCGTCGCCAAACAGGGCATTGTCAAGGGACAGGCGGAGTTCGTGTTTCAAATCGCCCTCGCCGAGGCTGTGGTCTTTGAACATGACCAGCACCGCGTCGCCGTCGGCCACACAGTTGGTATAAACGCCGCCAATACGTGAAGCCTCGAACACACGCCCCGCTTTCACCCAATAACGCAGGGTAAAATCCACGTCGGGCAGGCTGACGGTTTCACCTTGTGCGCTGCGGAAACGCTCGCGCAACACAAAGTCGGATTTGTAGTTTATGTGCCGTATCTTTTCCATCACGTCAATCTTATGTTGCCGCTGCCGTCAAGACGGATATTCCCCTCCGCCATGCGCATGCGTGGCGGGACTACCGCAATAAGCAGCTGTTTGAAAAGCCGTGTATTTCCCGAAGCCACCACATTGACCTTGCTCATACCCACGGCAAGCGGCGTGATCCTGCCGTCGGGGGTTACTTCAAGGGCTTTGTTGTCGCCGATGAACAGAACGCCGCCAAGTCCGAACTTGGGCAGGATCTGCGCCTCGATACGCGGCTGAGCCATATTGCTGACGGTGATTTCCGTCGGCGATTTCACGTCTATGCGGGTAGGCTGGTAAAGGTTTTGCGAACTCAGCTTGCCGACCAGTTCCTCCACCAGTGCGCGGGTGGCATTCGCCTTTTGCGCGGCAACTTCCGCAGCCTCGCGTGCCTCGTCCGTCCCTGAAAGGCGACGGTCTATGTCGGACGTGATTTCGCCGACATTGGTGTCAAGGAACAGCGTGAGCGCGTCGCGCACGCTGCCGCACGTATCTATGAGTTCCACAAAAAGGCTGCCCACCTGTTCAGCAGTTACGCTTTTGGCCATGACCGCGTCGCGAATGGCGACGGCCTTTTTTTTCAATAGCGCGGTGTCCAGTTCCGCGACTTTGTTCTCTGTCAATTCCATTATGCAAATACTATATCAAATGGGTTATCGAATAAGCGCGTAAGGACTTGCCCGCTTCCTGACACGATTTCCTTGCCGTTTTCCAAATCGGTAATAATCTGGTCTATCTTATCCACTGGCACATCGTCGGAAGGTTTGACCTGCGGCTGTTCGGTCGCGGGCAGTGCATAGGCCGTGGCAAGCAGTGCGTTCCATTCGCTCACCTCCATGTCTGTGGCGGGGACAATCCCGCGCAACGCATATTCCTGCTGCACTTTGGCATTTACGGTGTCGGCAACTTCCCACGTAAGCACCTGACCGTCACTCAGGCGGTCGGTAATGCCGAGGCCGTTGCGCCCGGCCAAGGAGAAAACTCCCTCTATGCCACCGAGACACTGCACCGATATGTCAAACAGGCTCTGCCTGTCCTTTACTGTTACTTCCATTATTCAACCGTTACCGTACTTTCGTCTGTTATGCTCACTTTGCGGACTTCCACGCCACAGGCTTTTATCATCTTCTTGGCACGGGCTGGCCACATCACGTCCTTTTCCCCACCGAGTTGCAGGTGGGTTTCCGCACCTATCAAAGGCAATTCCTTGAACTCGCCACGATTGGCAAGCAGCACATTCTCCACCACCTGCACCTCACAGGGGACTATGGCCGCCGTCTTACGTTCTACAAGCAGGTCGCCTGTCGTTATGTCCGTTACAAGTCCTTTCATTGCTTTACATTTTCATTCTCGTAATCTTCACGCTTGACTTTATTATGCTTTTTCGTGATGGCTGGCACTGTTATGGGAGTTGCATTTGTCTGCGCCGTTGCCGAACCGCTTACTGCCACCGATGAAGTCGGCAGCGTATGGGTGTGGTTATTGAAAGCGTCTATAAGTTCATTGATTTTATCTGTAATGTCTTTTACCTTGATTAACCCGCCCAACTGTCCACCATTAAGCACCACGCCGTCAGCAGTCAGTTCCACACTGGTTTCTTCACCTACATAAATGCGTGCGCCGTCTTCGTCCAGCACCGCACGGGTGGTCTTGTCGCTGACGACCACCTCCACGCTTTCCACATCATCGGTCAACAGGACAACGCCTGCACTGCCCTCGGCCACAAAACCGACCACGACAAAACTGCCGATACGCGGAAAGGACACGACACCGAAATTGCTGCCTTGGTTGGCCTGCAAGTTCACACCCAGCAGAGGCGCACCCTCGTCCAACGGGGTACAGTCCACCGTGCGCGTGTCTTTATACACTTTATCCACCGTACACATGAGGCTGACCGTAGGGCGGCCGCCTTGTGCCATTTTCCTGATTGTTTCTGCTATCCCGCTCATTCCGCTATCCTCATGCCGAGCGTGATTTCCTGACGGAATCCGCCCGTTCCGTATTTGATTACATTTTTCTTTACCTGATAAACGCCTTGCTTCTCGCCGTCTATCTTTATGCCGATGGCTGTCAGCTTATCCACCAACTGTGCCCCGAACGTGGTAAAACTGCCTGTAAGGCCATCATATTTCAGGCGTTTGATTTCCTGTTCCGCCCATGCTTTAAGTTCGCTTTCGCTCTTGTTGTAGGTGTGCAGCGTGCGGTGCTCACCGTCTGCGTCGCCGACTTCCACCTTGATTTTCTTGTTGTCAGGCATGAGCGACACGGCTTTTACGCGCAAGCGGATATTTGCTGCCCGCTGCTGTTCAAGGTTTTGGTCGCTGATGATATTTATACCCGTGGCAAATACTTGTGTGGGGCGGTCGGCTCGCTCAAAGAGGACACCACAGTATAGTATGGGTTGGCCGTCTTCATTACGGAAGAAACTGCGAACACCGTTCTCGCGCAGGTGGCCGAGCAAGGCGGCCACGGTATCGGCAGTTACGCGGTACTGCCCGAGGTGCTGTTCACCCATCACTTTGATTGTATAAGGCAGGTCTTGTTCTTTCAGCAGCGTTTCAATGGTAACGCTCGTGTAGGCTTTCTTCTTCGTCGGGGTCTGTTTGAGTTTGAACATCTCATCTTCACAAGTCAGCACGACGGGGGTCTTGAAGCCCACATCACGCACATAGCCCACAAAGGCGGGTTGCAGGGTATCGTCATAACCGAGCCACACCTTTACACCATCACCGCGCCGCACCGGGATTTCCGTCGAGCCGTCCCACTTGGTACGTTTCGGCAGTGTGATTTTGCAAACGTCGGTCAGCTGTTCGGTGTCGAGGGTGATTTCCACCTCCGTAACCTTGTCTATCTGCCACGTCTTTGCGCCCGTTATCTCTATTTTAGCCGAAAGCCTGTACATTTGAAAGGTATTTAATCGGTAATTAAATGCTGTTTAATAGTCGGTGCTGTACACGTTGTATTCCTCATCGCTCACGGCTGAAAGGCTTACACTTTGGTAATTGCTGGCCGTGTCCTGCGTTACGGAAAAACTTTTTATCACAAGGCGGTTGATGTCGAACACGTCCAAAAAATCGCTTTGCACGGAAAGGGCGGCCTTTTCGTCCAGAAAGGTACGCAGTTCCCGCAAACCATCGGCAGGGTATTCGTCCACGATGACACCATCACGGACGGCAGCAATCCCCACTACTATATTGAGGTTATAGTCTCCGTCATTGATATATTCTTTCACCGTGCCGTCCATTCCAACCATCTGCGTGGAAACAATGTTTTTCTGACGGCTCACGGCCACGACCGCGTCATTCATCACCAAACGGTCGCCAGCAGCGTTCTCGAACGTCAGGCAGCAAAGCACATAACGCTCCGTCCAATAGCTTTTGTCGGTTATCGGACTGGTAAGGCCGCGCGTAGTCAGATTATTGCCGCTCCCGTCCCACGATGGCTCTTTACCTGTACGGGAGGGCTGGAAGCGGTAAAGCAATCCTTTGGCCTGTGTGGCAGCACCTGCCGCCACAAATATGAAACTTACAGGGGATAACATCACATTGCTAAATTTACATCATTCAATGCCGAAAGCAGGGCTTCGGCCACCATATCTTTGACACGCGAAACATCACCTTGCAGGTTGGTCGTATGTACCTCGAAACGCTCCACCAGCTTGTCCACGTTTACCGTTATGCTTCGGATTTTCTCACTGCCTGACGTGCCGCCTGCCACCGTTCCAAGACTGCCTGCCGTGGGGTCAGGCTGAACCGATGGCGGATCGACATGCGGAACTTCTCCAAAGGCAACCGTGCCGTTTTGCTTCTCCTTGGAGTTCTTAGCCGCGTCCTCTTTTTTGGCCGCCGCCATTTCCGCGTCGTATGCCTCGTTAAAAGCCTTGCCTATTTGACTGCCATAGTCAGAAAAGCCCTTTTTCAACTTGAAGAGTGCCGCGTCTATGCCGTCGCCGTCAAGGCTGAAACAGGCTTTTATCAAATCGCCGATGGCACTGAACGTCTGTTTGGCCAGTTCTCCGATACCTGCAAACACGGTCTTGAAAGAAGCCCAAAGCCCTTTCAGCACGGCGCGGAACTTGGCCGACGTATTCCAAAAATGCACACCTATGGCCACAAGGGCGGCAATGGCAGCGGCAATCCAGCCGATGATCGGAATGTTCATAATGGCCACGCCGACCGCACGGCAGGCAGTAACGGCAGCCAGTTTGAATGCGCCGAAAGACGCGGAAGCAATACCCGCAAAAGTGGCAGAGGTAGCACCGCCCGTTACCAATGAGACAACCAGCGCGCCAAGACCTTTCAGGGCTTGGAACACGCCGACCGTGGCGAAACGCAGCACGGCCAGCGTGGCGCGGGCAATGTTGATCAAAAATCCATTGGAGGCAAACTGGCCTGTTACCAGTTCGCGATTCATCATCTGCAACTGGATACGTGCCACATATACGCCCCTTTGGATATTCGACCACATGGAAGCCCACTGCAACCCTTTTACCCACGCCATGCCCTTGCTTACGCCCAGTATCAACGGTATCAGCTGCGAAACAGGGACAAGGGTCTGCGCCACCACACTGGCATAAATGCCGAAATCTCCTGTCAGGTTGGCCACGCTGATTTTGGCGTCCTCCAACAACTGATTCAGGCGCGCCTGCTTTTCCGCCTTGCTCTCCATGACAATGGCCGCTTGTTCCTCTGCCGACGCTGTGCCTGTAATGGCAGTTGTCAGCCTGCCGAGTTCGTCGCTGCCCTGTACCAAAGCGCGGGCGGCGTTGGCGTTCTCCATACCGAAAAGTTTGGAGAACAACGCAGCGTCCCCTAAAACAGGTTTGAGCATATCCAATCGTTCTTTGAGCGACATGCTCGTGTCTGCGAGCTTTACCACATCAATGCCAGCGGCCTGCAAGGCTTCTCGGGTGTCCTTGGGCATGAAACGGCCTTGTCCGAGTATGGCCAACGTATTACGCAAGGCCACACCGCCCTCGCTGCCTTTCTTGCCTGCCTTGTCAAGCACCTGTATGGCAGCGTTGGTTTCCTCGAAACTGACGTTGGCGGCTTTCGCTGCCATACCGCACTGCTCCAATGCCATCTTGGTGGCGGGAAGTTCCGCGCTGCCCGCCTGACTAGCCGCCGCCATGACATTCATCATTTCAGCCATCTTGCGGCTGGCCTCCATCGGATCGGCCAAACTCACGCCGTACTGGTTCATGGCCGTTGTCAAGACCTCGGCGGCGGCCGTGCCGTTATTGCCCATCAGTTTACTGGTGGTCTGTATGCTGTTGCCCATCGCCTGCAAGGCTTCGGGGAACTTGCCCAATTCAGGGGACAGTTGCGAAAGGAGTAGCTTGTAGCCCTCCACAGCCGTGGAAGCGTCCGTACCGAACACCTTTGCACTGCTGCGGGCATATCCCTCTATTTCGGAAAGGTTTTTTCCTGTTACTCCCGCAACGGCACTCAAATCGTGCATTTGGCGGTCAAGGGACACGCCCGCCTCGGTAAAGCCACTTATGGTATTGCTCAGTTTCTCCGCGTAGTTGCTGGCTAAGTCAAGCACGGCAAGCCCCTGCGCAAAGCGGGTAACTTTACCCTGCGCACCCTCAACAGAAGCGGAAAACCTGCCTGTGGCCTCCGTTATTCCGTTGATGGTGGCAGAATAATTACCCCCGATATTAAATAGATAGTCGAAACTTTGCATACCTCGTTTTTTTTCCTTACTTTCGCAGTGTGTTAATTGTAAACATTATGTCTATGTTAGACAGCATAATGGCGTTTTTCCTCCAAGTGGCCACGGTGATGATTTACATCGGGCTGCTCGTTATGCCGTTTTACCTTGTCTTTGCCTTTGTCCGCGCATGGCGTAAGGACAAAAGAGCCTCACGATCCACCGCCGAACAACGCGGCTAACATTTCGGCGTGTTTCTTCAAACGCCAGTTTTCCAGCCATAACGCCTGCGCATAATGCGCCGCCCAGTCCTCATAACCACCAACCGTCGGGTCTATGCCCAAATTGGAACGTATCAAGGCGCAGCCTTTCTCAAAACCTGCCAAACCGTCGTCGTCAGGCAGCAGGTGCGCCTCTACAAGTTTTTTATGGACGACAGGCAACTGCTGAACATATCACCCAGTTTCTTGGTCACTTCCAAAAACAGGATAGCGTCCTGCCTCAGTTGCGAACTTCCACCTAGCCAACAGTTGTCGAACATCACTTCGGCACTTTTGATTTCGTCCGTTTTGGCGACTTTCGTAACGGCGGCCATTGTTTCCAATTTCGGGCGATGGAAATAGCCGACGTGCATTTCGTCGCCGTCCACCACGTCAATGCGCAGCACCTTGCCGTGTTTCTGTTTCCACTGCGCCACCTGTTCGGGGGAAATGCCGCCGTCGATGGTTGTCTGAGCGGCCTTTTCCATGTCTTTTTCTGTCTTGTTTTCCATACTTTTGTTTTTTAGTGATTCCATTCTATATGGGACGGGACAAGTTCAAGTTCCACCTCCTGCCCAGTATCGCCCTCTTTCCATTTGCGGCTGTTGCCTTTGAACTGACAGTTACGGATTTTGTCCGTGGTTACAATACCGCTGTCGGGAAGATAGGTTACTGTAATGTCAAAGGGGGCGATGTCCTGTATGCGGCCGTTGGGGGCTTGCCGCTGGATAGCCTCCACTTCTTCCTGATACAGGATAATTTTTGCCGAGGGAGTGATACGGCCTTTTGCTCGGCCGACAGGGTGGCGGCCAGCACCGTATTTGTTGACCACTTCCTGATCGTCTCCATATTCCACTCCGACAATGCCTGTTACAGGCACGCCGCTGATAGAGGTAACGATGTCCGCCCAAGAGTAGAGCATTCCGTTTACCAAGGGAATGCCGTTGTTGATTGTACTTGCCATTGTTATACTGATTTAGCGAAACCGATTTTAACTTTAATTTTACGCATTACCCCGACAGCCACCTGCTTGATGACTATTTCAACCGTGCTTGTACTCAATACGTCCTGTTCAGGGTCGATTTCTACTTTGTAGCCACTGAGTTCGCCAGCCTTTTCCATATCTTCCAATGCTTTATTGGCCGTGGTTTCAAGGTGGGTTACACTGTATGACTGCATTTTGCCTGTGTCGGGGTCTATATAGACGTTTCCGCCCAGTTCGGGAATGAGGTAGGTGCGTATGCCGCGCACGGCCTTATCCATCGTTCGCACGCTTTCGATCATGGCGTAGTCGCTCGTGGCACTGTCCATCGTGTGACTGTCGTTCACATAACTGCCAGCCTGTCCCACATGGGTAACAAGAAACAGGTAACGTGCCGCGTCCAGCTGCTCGATGAGCGCGCTGTCAAGATTGCGCAGGAGCGTGCCGTCCCCAAAGGCAGGGACGGAAATACCAGTGGGAAACTGCTTTACCCAACTGATGGACTGGTGGACGGCGGCAGCCGAAAGCAAACCGAGCATTACACCGATACTGGACACGCTGCTTTTCGTGGCTTTGTTGTCCGCATGAGTGTAGAGTTCCGCACCCGTATCGCTTCCTGCCTGCGAGATTACCACACTGACACGGCACTGGTTCGCCCCCGCTATGTCGGTCGGCAACTGCTTGACGTTTTCCACTTTCGGGGCATAAAGAACGGAAAGCGGCGCGTTCACAAGGTCGAGCGCGTCGGCCACGCCTTGAATGGCCGTCAGGTCGGCGGCGGCAAATGCCTTGTCGCCGCACCATATACCCATCTGCCGAATACGGCCACCCGCAAAATTCTGCACGGTCTTGATTTCGGCAAAGGTGTACGATTCCGCTTTGGCGAAAAGGCCGACATAAAGCGATATGGCGGGATTGACACGGAATATCTCGGAAAGATGATAATGCAGCACCCTGACCGCCCAACTGTCCGCGTCGGCTGTGATACCCAACGCCTCCGCCGTGTCGATAGTGGAAACGGCCTGCACACGCTCCGTCTTGAAAGCCTCGGGGGTTTCCTCACTGGTCAGATAGGCGATAAAGCCTGAAACATGGTCTTCGCCCGCCAGACTTTTAGGCACGTTGCCGTTCTGTCTTATGATTTCCAGTTTATTCATTCCCGTTACTTTTTAACTGTCAATATACTACGGTTTGACAGGTTGGCGGCGTGGTTTTTCGCGTCGCTCTCCTGCTTGAACACCATGCCGTCGGAGGTTACGAAAACCTGTGCGAAGCCGTGTTCCTGAATGGCGGCCTTACCGACCTTTTCCAGTACGCTGGTAGTCTTTTTCTTGTCGGCTGTGTCCTTGTTTTGTTCAGCCGCCTTTCCTTTCTTGGCCTCGGCCTGCTCTTTCGGAGCGATGGCGGTCTGCTGGGTGGTTTCTTTATTTTCCATTTCTTACGAATTTGATTAGTTTGTACAATAGCCATAAGGCGATAAATAACACGGGGATCAGCAGAATGCGCTGCAACTGGCTTTTCAGGCTGTCCGCAAAGGAGGGCTTTTCTTCGGCCGTTTCTCCTGTTGTTTCCAGTTCTCGGCTGTGGTCTGCGGTCTGCTGGCGCACATCGGTGTCCACCTGTACCTGACCCGTTGCCTTTTCTTCCGCACACTCTCTGCTTGTGGACTTCTGACGAACCACGGCTTTGACTGGCGGCAGCCCTGTACTGTCCGAAGCGGGCTTGTCGGTATCAAACAGTATGATGTCCGTTTCAACCTCGTCCGTGCGGCTCACAAGCCGCCGCATTTCGGTTTGTACGGTTTGGCGCACCATACTGTCAAGCCGTGCCTGCACATCTTTATTTAGCGTTCTTTCCGCTTCGCTGCGTATCACCTGCCTCTGCGACGAGCAACTCGCGAGACACAGGGCAACTGTCAGCCATAGGGCATGTCGGTATCTTTTCAACCGCTTTCCTGAATTTGTCCACATCTTTGCGCAATGATTTGATTTCAGACCTGAGCGGGGTTACAATATGCTCCATAAGGATGTCGCTCGCCTTGCGCACGTTTTCCAGTTCGTTGCTCTCCACTTCCGTAAGGGTCTGTTTCATTTCGGCGCGCAGCTTGCCGAGTTCCAAGTCATATTTCTGACGGAGGACACGGCTGTTCACCCATGCCCCCAAAGGGGCGGATATGGCGGCCACAATGGCCGACACGACTATGGTTGTAATTTCTCCGCTCATTCCTGATTTACTGGTTTATGCCGATACTTTTAAGCCATTGGGGGACATCGAACGACGGGCAGGCTTTTGCCGCCAGTTGGTTATGCCCCACGATTTTGACTGTGGGGTGCTTGCGGTGAAAGTCCAACACATAGCGTTTCAACGCCTCTTTTTGGGCTGGTGTACGGGTGTCCTTTGCTTTCTGTACATTGTTGGCATCTACACCGCCCGCATAGACGATATGCCTGCTCACACTGTTGTAACCTGCCGCTCCGTTCGTTATCTCCCAAGGATCAACATTCGCGTCTTCATTGTTCGCCACCAAACGCTCCACGCGGCCGTCCGTATGGATAAGGTCGGTATAACCTACCTGCTTCCAACCTCGCCCGCCCGCACTGACGGGGGCGGTGTGCCACCGCCTAATATCGGCAGCGGACACATCGCGCCCCTCAGGAGTGGCAGTACAATGGATAACGAGATATTTTAACTTTGCCATTTCTTACGCTTTTGCCGGAATGTCTGATATAATCGCACCAAGGCTGTTTTCCGCTTTCAACGGCAGACAAATGCCCCACTTGCGGAAGTTCACGAGGTTGCGGTGATAAAGCGGATCTTTGGAAGCCTCGCTGTGGTAGAACTGAACCGAACCGTTGGCTTTCATCATGCGACCGTTGAAATAGAACACGGAAGCCTGACGGTCTGTGGCGGAGGCAGGTACTGCGCCCCAAGCGAGTTTCGTCTTGTCCGACACCTTGTAATGCGGCGTACCGTCGTATTCGTAAATATCGAAGCCGTACAGACGGGCGATTTTACCCTCCGTCTGATTAATGTTGTAGTGATCCTTGAACTTCTGGTCGGTTTCCAACAGGTCATTGATATGGTCGCTGCACAATACCATGATACGGTCTTTCTTCGGCATTTTCATCTTGTCGCAGGTTCTTTTCGCCGCCAAAAGGTCGTTTGCCGTAAACTTCTTGCGTGTGCCGTCGGTCGTGGTTTCGCCTGTGGTAAGCAATACGGGCGTGGTGTCCGTGTGCTTGCTCGGCGCAATGGCGTGGATAGCCTTTTCGCAGACTTTCTCACGCAACGATTCACGATGTCTTTCCTGAACGCTGGCCATCTTGTCATAACTGCAAGCGTGCAGTTCATCATCGGTTACAGGCGTGGCCGTGGTGTCGAAATATTCGAGTGAAATAGGTTTGTCCGCATCTTCAAGGGTCTCGATGTTCAACGGATATGTCTTATTGTTCACAAGGACGGTCGGGTCGCCGCCGATTTCAGTAAAATGGATAACGTCATTGTCCACATACTGGTCATAACTGCGAATGCGGTCATACCAGCCCAGACTTTCAGCAGCAGTGCGGAACGCCTTAATCATTTCGCCTGTCCAAATCTCTGTGAACACGCCCTCGCAGGCAGCACCTTTCGGCAGGAACGATCCCGCAACAAGCGACACTACATTACCTGCAACCGCACCAGTCAGGGCACTGCCACCCAATACCGTGGAAATGGTTGCACCCGCCACGCTGTTAAAAGCTACGGCGGCAATCAACGCGACAAAAGCCGCAAAATAAATCTTAAAATTCTTCATTATCGACTATAAATAAAAGTTACACATTCAGGTCGTATTCAGCTTTATACAGACGGGCGTATTCCGTCGGATTCTCTTTTTTCAGGGTCGGCACTTCATCGGCAGGCACTTCCGACAACTTCGCGTATGTCTTATGACCGCCTGCGGGCTGGTCGCTATGCTGGTGAATGACCTCCGTAGGCTTCTTGGTCGGTTGCATAAGTTCCAGCGTTGTGCGCAGGCTTTCAATACCCGCAGTCTTGCCGAGGTTTACGAAATGCTCCTTTTTGTCCTCTGTGATACGCTTTTCCGCGACCGCACCGTCCACAAGGGCGGTAATACTGGCGAGTTGGAGGCTGTCTGCCTTGTCCGCCTTTTCTTTCAGCAAGCGCAACGCGCTCACCGCTTCCTGCTCGGTGGCCGCTTCGGACAATCCGAGCAATTGCAAAATTTCCTTGTTCATGCTTGATTTTAATTGGTTATTTGAATTATCGTTTGTGTCCTCAGAGGCAGTTCCCGAGGACAGTTTTTCCCTATCCAGTTCCAACAGGGGCAGAACATCGTTCGCCTCACCCGCCGCAAGTCTCAACATCTTGCCGCTGGTGTCGTACAGTTGCAGGGCTTCGTCATTGCCACCCATATCCACGATACTGACTTCTTCCAGTTTGCAGCGTACAATGGTCGCACGGGTCTGCCCCTGCACCAAATACTCGGGGGCGTTGCTTACTTCCAGTATGGCAATGCCAGCGGAAGCCATGCGCAGAAAACCGTTCTCCCACTTGCTTTCTATCTTCTTGGCAAAATCGTCGTTTTGGTCGAACACAGGCGTGCCGATAAGACAGTCGCCATCTATACGCAGATTTTCCATGCGTCCGATGGGCATGGAATCACGCTCGAAACTGCGGCGGTGCATCCACAAAAGGAGCGGATTTTTCCGATACTGGGTCAGGTCTATGCCCGACGTAAGGACGCGGCTGCCGTAACAGTTCAGGCCGCTGGTGCTTATGATTACTTCCTTTGCCATTCGTCTTGTCTTAAAAAATGCGGGCTGCCGTCCAAATGCAAAAAGATGGGACAACCCGCGAACACAATCTTATTTACCTCAAAACTATTGTTTGTTGCGGGAGTGGGAATCGAACCCACGACTTTGAGGGAATGAACCTCACGAGCTACCGCTGCTCTATCCCGCGATGTTTTACGCTGCAAAGTTGCAGGGATTAAAACACCCCGACAAAAAGAGTGTAAAACTTTGCATATCTTTTTTTTAGTATCGCCGAAACAGGCCACTTTTGCACCGTAAAAAACGCCCGCATGGGTTATGTATCACAATCAAATATGAATGGCAACAAAGAAAGAACTCGAAGAAAAAAGAGAGTACGCACGCCTGCTTTTCATGCAGGGGGAAACGCAAAAGGTCATTGCGGAAAAAGTCGGCGTTTCAGCCGTAACGGTCAATAAATGGGTCGCGGAAAACGGCTGGCAGGAACAGCGGGCGGCGGCAAACATCACGCGCCCCGAACTGGTGAACAAACTGCTGCACACCATAGACAGGCTTATCGAACAGGTGAATGAAAGTGAAGACCCCGAAGCGATGGCGGGACTGGGCGACAAGCTGGCCAAATTATCGACCACTATTGAACGCCTCGACAAAAAAGCCTCCATCGTGGACGTGATAGAGGTCTTTATGGCTTTCAGCAAATGGATGCAGTTCCGCATGTCGTTTGACGATGAGATTACACCCGAACTGCTCAAAACCATCAACAAGTATCACGACCTGTATATCAACGAACTGTTGCAAAACAAATTCAACTAACGGCCTATGGCTTCAAAAGCGGATTTAAAGGAAGCCGTCGAAAGATGGCAGAAACACTGCGAAACGGTGCAGCAGGCCACCGTCGTAAATACTGCGGAAACGGCAAGGGACAAGGCAGCGCGTATCAAGCGCGTGCGTGCCGACTATGCCGCTTTCGTGGACTATTATTTTCCGCACTACACCGTCAATCCCGAAACTGGCAAGCAGACACCGTGCGCACCGTTCCACATCAAGGCGGCGGACAAGGTTCTGAAAGAACGCAACCTCAAAGCGGCTTTCAAATGGCATAGAGGTGCTGCCAAATCCACCCATTTGGATATTTTCATACCGCTGTGGCTCAAATGTCAGGAGACACGCCAGCTTAACGTCATGGTGCTGGTAGGCAAAAGCGAGGACAATGCGAACACCCTGTTGGCAGACATTCAGGCGGAATTACAGTTCAACCAACGGTATATTCACGATTTCGGAGAACAATATAACAACGGTTCATGGGAGGAGGGCGAGTTCGTAACCAAGGACGGAACGGCATTCTTCGCACGTGGTCGCGGGCAGTCGCCACGCGGACTGCGCTACCGTTCACACCGTCCCGACTACATCGTTATTGACGACCTCGACGATGATGAGCTTTGCGAAAGTCCCGCCCGCGTCACACGCCTGACGAACTGGGTAAAAGAAGCCTTATTCGGAGCATTGGACGGCGGACGCGGGCGTTTCATCATGGTGGGCAACCTCATCGCCAAAAACAGCGTGTTGGCCAATATCTGCGCCATTGACGGCGTACACGTATCGCAGGTGAACATTTGGGATAAATACGGCAATGTGTCATGGGCGGCTAAATGGTCGCCCGAAGAAGTGAGAGCCATCGAGAAGTTCCAAGGCTACCGATCGTTTCAAAAGGAATACATGAACAACCCCATCACCGAGGGCGCGGTATTCCGTAACGACTGGATCAAGTGGGGAAAACTGCCCGAACTTAAAAAGTTCGATGAACTGGTACTGTACATCGACCCCTCATTCAAAGGCACGACAAAAAATGACTACAAGGCAGCAAAACTGTGGGGAAAAACAGGCTCGCAGTTGTGGCACATCAAAGCGTTTGTAAGACAGTGCAGCGTGGCCGAAATGGTGCGTTGGCTGTATGACCTGTACGAATGGAGTTTGCAGCAGGGTATCGCGATAAAGTGGTACATGGAAGCCAATTTCATGCAGGACACGATTTTGGACGAGTTCCGCCGCGAGGGCGATTTACGGGGCTATCAGTTGCCAATCAGCGCGGACAGGCGCAAGAAGCCCGACAAGTTCCAACGTGTCGAAGCCATAAGCCCCCTGTGGGAACGCGGTTTTGTAACATATAACGAAGCGGAAAAGGACGATCCCGATATGCAGGCGGGTATCGAACAGACACTTGCTTTTGAGAAAGGTATGCGTGGCCATGACGACGCACCCGACGCCGATGAGGGTGCGATATGGTATCTGCAACGCGACACACGTATAAGTAGTTTCACCCCGTCGTTCGGCAGGCGGAACAATGCAAAAAATGTATCATGGTAAGAAAATTAATCAAGGCTTGGGTCTTTGAATGGCGCATGAAACGCGCCATCAGAAAAGCGAAGCACGACGCTGAACTGTACGGCAAGAAATTCCTTGTACTGGTGTTTCACGGAAAACCTGTCGTCGTTTCCATGCAGGGAATTAAGCAACTGATCAGGAAACGCCGTTTTTCAAAGGATTTCACGGCTGAAAAGGCAGTGAAGTGTGCAATATACATCGCATGCCCGAACACTAAAAATTAGGCCGAATGTTCCTCACTGTTGAAGATTACAGAAGCGTGTGCGACGACTACGAAATGGAGCAGCTTTCCGCACTGACGGACGATCGGTTGGCGGCGGAACGTGCGGCACTGGAACAGATAGGAAGCTACACGCGACACCGATATGACATGGAAAAGGCATTTGCAGCCGAGGGAGAGGACAGGAACGCCATGCTGGTGCAGTGTGCCGTGAACATCACGCTTTGGCTGATGATACACCGCCTGCCGCAGAACATGGGACACGAGCGGCGCGAATGCCTGTATAACGACAGCATAAAGTGGCTGCGGGACGTGCAGAGTTCAAAGGCTTCACCTGAGCTGCCCACCTATGTGAGCTGCGACGGAGACACGGACGCGCACAATCCCGTGCGATTCGGCTCAATGCCGCCCAACAGATACGATTATTAAACGGTATTTAATCACTTGTTAAATGGATATTATAAGCAGCATAAAACAGGTATTTTCACGACCGGCCAACGCCAGCGCGGAAATGGACAGGCTGGTGCGGTTTGCCAAAAGCAAACAGGGCATTAAGCTGACCGCACAACTCATGCAGCAGACCGACAGTCTGACAAAAAAGGACATTGCCGTATGGAGGCAGGCGTGGCAGGCGGCCATCAGTGTGGAAACACCCAACCGCGCACGCCTGTACGACGTTTATACGGATTGTACAGTGGATTTGCACCTGACGGGCTGTATCGGCCAACGGAAAGGCAAGACCCTGCAAAAGGAGTTCCGTTTGGTCGGCAAGGACGGCAAGGAAAACGAAGCAGCCACAGTCTTGCTGAAAAAGGAGTGGTTTTTCGACTTCATGGACTTGGCTCTTGACAGCCGTTTTTGGGGACACAGCCTCATACAGTTGGGGGATATTATACGCGACGAGGACGGTATGCGCTTCGATGGTGTGGAACTCGTACCGCGCAAACACGTATGCCCTGAGTATGGTGTAATTACACGCGAGCCTGCCGCCGACTGGCGCACTGGCATACCGTACCGCGAAGGGGATTTCGCACTTTGGTGCATTGAGGTGGGCAAGCCCAAGGACTTGGGGCTGTTGCTCAAATGCGCACCCTCCTGTATCAGCAAAAAGAACATGCTGGCCTTTTGGGACATGTTCGGCGAGATATTCGGCGCACCCATGCGCGTGGCACGTACCAACACCACGGACGAAAAGGAACGCAGCCGCATAGAACGGTCGCTCGACAGTATGGGGGCGGCGTTTTGGGCATTATTCCCCGAGGGTACGGACATTGAGATTAAAGAAAGCAGCCGGGGCGACGCATACAATGTTTACGACAAACGCGTGGACAGGTGCAACAGCGAACTTTCCAAAGGCACGCTTATGCAGACGATGACCATCGACAGCGGATCGTCCCTTTCACAGTCGGAAACGCACCTCGAAATTTTCGAGGACGTTGTCGCGGCTGACGCTCGTATGATTTCTTGCATTGTGAACGACAAACTGCTCCCACTCATGGTAAAACACGGTTTTCCTGTGAAAGGACTGTCATTTGAATGGGACAATGCGGCCACTTTCAGCCCTGCGGAGCAGCGCGAAATGGAGCGCGTACTGTTGGAATACTACGAAATAGACCCGCAGTATTTCATCGACAAATACAACGTGAACATCACAGGAATACGCCAAGCAAAAACGCAGCCAGACGCTTTTTTCGGGTAAGCCCCACGCAAACCGTGGGGCTGCGCAGCGGGTACGAGGCTTTCAACATGGCCGTGGAAGCTCTGTACAAAAGCGAAATAATGACACTGGCCGACAAGGACAAACGCCCCTTTGATTTTGACGACACACTTTTTGAAGCCGCCGCAAGGTTGGTGTATGAAAGCAGGGGCTTCGATTTGTCGCAACTGGAAGACCCTGCTGCGAGGGCGGTCATTGAAGAAACGCTGCGGGTGCTTTCCACGGCCATAGACAGCGGGCTGCCTCACGAAGTGCCTGCCACCTTGCGCCACGCGCTTGAAAACAACGCTTTCATATTTTCGGGCTTCAAAACGTTCCACGCTATGCGCGAGGTCGGTATTTCCATGATTACGGAAAAAGGCGATATTAAGCCGTTCGGAGATTTCCTTGCCGACGTAAGGAAGATTAACGAGAAATACAACCACAACTACCTGTACGCGGAATATAACCACGCACTCGGCGCGGCACAAATGGCAGCCAAGTGGCACGACTTCGAGCAGGACGGGGACAGGTACAATTTGCAGTACCGCACGGCGGGCGATAACAAGGTGCGCGAGGAACATGCGTTGCTGCACGGCACGACCCTGCCACCGTCCGATCCTTTTTGGGACAGATTCTATCCGCCTAACGGCTGGAATTGCCGCTGCACAGTGGTACAGGTGCGTAAAAACAAATACCCCCTGTCCGATCCCGAATTGGCCAACAAGCGCGGTGAGAATTGCACCGACGGTATAAAACGGCAGATTTTCCGATACAATGCAGGAAAAACGTTGGAATTGTTCCCGCCCAAGCACCCATACACGAAAGTGCCCAAGGAGGCAAAAACCGTCATTCAAAAAATAGCGGCAGAAGAAATGAGGCAGAAACGCATTCAGGAAATGGTCGCCGAACTGCCCGACAGCCTGACGCAGGAAGAAAAGCAGGCCATCGCAACGCATAACATAAACATAGAGGAGGCTTTCGGAATAACCAAAGAAGCCGCTATGGACTATGAGCAGGCCAATAAAGGCAAAGAAAATCCCAACTATACAAAGGGTGGTGGTTACTATGTAAATTGCCAAACGTGTACTGTTACCCATTGGTTGCGCCGCCTTGGATTCAATGTCGAAGCCAAACCCAATATAAAAAACAGTGCCTACAAAGAATTGGAAAAACAAGGGCTTACATGGCAACAGCGTTTTACAAACTTGGACGGGTCAGATGTGGATTATGACATGACTTATAAATGGCAAAGAAGAAAAGGGTACAATGTGATGAACGCTAAAAGGCTTAATGAATACCTGTCCGAAAAACTCAACCAAGACGGCGTTTATGAGATTTATTGCGCGTGGAAAAATGGAAATGCACACGTTTTCTGCGCAGAAGTTACAAATGGTAAAGTTCGATTCTTTGACCCTCAATCAGGTAGCAACGATGTTAAAAGTTATCTGCCAAGAATGAAATCAAGCAGGGTCGGAGTTTTACGCATTGACAACAAGTTAGTAAATCCTAAACTTAAAAACTTATTCATCAACAAATAATGTATCTGATAATTTCAGGGCTTGCTCACCGCTTACAATACGGCAGCCGTTCTCCTTGACAAGGACAAAAAGCGGCAATCCCATCGGTATAGGGAATCCGTTGTCGTCTAACTGCATAAGAGAATATATCTTCTCATTTTCAACAGTAGCGACATACTCAGAATGATTACACCCATATTCATTTTGATATTGGATAACTTCTGATGGTATTATATGTTTACCTCCAACTGCCATTATGCCACAAAATTAGCGATTATTTTTCTTAATACTCAACTTTATGGACGAAAAAATCAAAATCACCGCCGAATTAGGCAAAGAAAAGGTTTCTGCACTGTTTTATCTGTTAGGCGAGGAACTTACACCTGAACGTTGGGAAGTGCTTTCAAAAGCCCCGATTTTATTAAATTTTGAAACGCTGGATAAAGAGGACAGGCGAAACGCAGAACTGCTGCTTGCCTCGCTGGCCATAGCCACTATAAAATTAGAATGATAGACGGAGAACAACTGAAAAGGGATATTCTATCCGATATGCGGGTGGAACTGTCGGACGAGTTCGATAAGAACTTCGAGCGTAAAGCCTTTTTTTCCGAGAAATGGAAACAGCGCGCCAATCCGAACCACAAAGGCTCACTTTTGCTCGTTACTGGTACTATGCGCCGCTCCATCAAGGCAGAAGTCAAAGGCAACGGCGTGCGTTTTTCGTCCGCCGTACCATACGCGGCCATACACAACGAGGGCGGACAAGGGGTAAGACCTGTCAGGGCGCACACACGCACCAGCAAAAAAGGCAAAAGATACGCGGTAAAAGCACATACGCAAAAATTCAAAATGCCCAAACGCCAGTTTGTCGGAGACAGCAAACGCACCCAAGAGATAATAAAAGGGTGTATCGCCGACAATTTGGCGGCATACAACATTCAACTGACTAAATTTCTGAAAAAGCAATGAGAAAGCAGATTTATCAAGCCATTTGCAACCGCTTGGCCGAATGTACGCCCGACGTGGCTTTCATTGATTTGTGGAACAACAATATCGCCACGCTGAACGGCGGCAAGGTATGGCCAGTTCCCGCCGTATTCGTGGAATTTGAAACGATTGAATGGCGGCAGATGAACAGGGGCGCACGCAGGGGCGATGTGGCCGTCCGCCTGCATATCATCACACGTACAGTCGCCACTAACGGCAGCAAGGACAAAAGACAGGAAAGCGCACTGGCATATTTCGACCTCATAGACCGAATTAATGCGGCCATGCAGCGGTTGAGCGGCGAAAATTTTGCGGGTTTCATGCTCACAACCTCTGCTACCAACCACGACCATGCGGAACTGATCGAAAGCGTAGAACGGTATGTAACGTCGGCACAGGATATTACAGCCATGCCACAAAATGTAAAGGCCGTACCGATAAAGGAGGCCGTTTTGCATAAAGGATAAAAGAAGTCCCAACAGCCGATTGGACTGCCGGGACTTCTTTTTAATCAAACAGGCTCAACTGTCGGGGATCTTCTTTGGGGCGAGTGGTCGGTATGCCTAAATAGTTCAGATAGGTGCGGTAACAAATTTTATAAGCAGGATAAACATAGTTACGCCAAACTGACTTATAGCACCGACTGTTGTTTCCAGCCTCGTAATGTTGCTCTGTAATGACCCTCACGGCCTTTACACGCTCCAATGTGCTTTTGTGGTGTTTGCGCTTCTCCATCTGCTTAAAAATTTATACCTTTGCAAATGTCCTTTTGTATCAAGGCTCTGCGCTGGTTTCATTTTGCAGATGGAGCTGGCGCGGCTTTTTTTAATCGACATCGGTCATGCCCAACGGGACAATCACCCAAGCACCTTTATCGTTCTTGTATTCAGCGCGGATATACTTCTTTGTCTCCGTCGGTTGGTAGCTCTCCTCGATAATCCTTACTCCCTCTATAAACTTCTCATCGCCCGTCTCTTCGGCCATCTTGCGAAGTTGGAGCACGCGGCTGGCTTTGATGTTGCCCTGACCGTCGCGGGACAACAGGCGCAGAACAGCGTTTACGAGGGCTTTGCTGGTTTCGTCCTTGGCAAGGCTTTGGATATAACCTTTTACCATTGCAATGCCGTCCTCCACAGTATCGCGGTAGCCGTCTATGGTATTCACTCCGAGCGTAAGGCGCAAACGGCTGTCGCTGGTAGTGAACGTATGGCTGCGCTGGTCATCTTTGGTTATGCCCAAAACTTCGGACTTCATTTTCAAGATGGTTTCAAAATTACCGAACACCGTGTTCTTGACCGTCTTAATCTGCTCGCTCAATTCGCGCAGTATCGGTATTGTTGTCTTTATTTCCTCATCGACCATCGCCGCATAACTCTCGCGCTGCCGCTTGCGTTCGGCGGCTGCCGCTTTCTTTTGTCTTTCTGCCTTGAACGCCTCATATTCCTGACGTTCTTCCACTGTCATTTCTACTTGTTCCATTTGAATAGCGTTTAAATAGTGATTATTGTTCTTTTTTTACACTGTACCCTTTTCCTTTTAAGTATATCGCAATATAATCATCGTCCCCGATATCCTTTAAGACATCGAAAAGATAGTCTCGCACATAATTTGATACAGATTCAGAAGTTGCCAAATCTATGTTTGCAGAAATAAATTTCACTTTTTCAGTTCTGCTTAATTCACGAAAAGCATTTTCAATTTTACCCATAATAAAGATTGATTAAATAGTTATTAATTACCGTTTATTCGTCGCCGTTTTCTATATCTTCCCGAAACTCCATTATATCCGCCTGTGTACTCGCCCAGTCTGCAAGCTGTCGCAGATACTCGATATATTCCGACATTTCCAGTTCGGCAGTCGTTTCAGCTACAAAACGCTGCACTTCAAGGAGCACATTTGCCATTTTATACACACAGATAAATCAGATATAACACAAGAACCTGAATGGCCTGACCGACCAAACCGCCCAACACCGTGGCTACAATGTCCAGCCAGTCCCATTTACCGCCATAGGCGTAGTCTTTATACTCCAACCCCATAGCAATGCCAAGGGCAAAAAAGAATGTGCCTGCAAAGCCGCACAAAATGGCATACTTAAAATGTTTCTGCCTTTTGCTTTCTGTAATCCAACTCATATTCGTAATATTTAATAGTTCGTTATAAAACAGCCTGTCTGGAATCAAAAATCTTAATGCACTCGAATAAATACTTTGCCACACAAGGGTTAACCGCATTGCCTAACGAACCAACACGGTGTACCCAATGGGAAAACCCATCATCATTTCTAATATGGTCACACGCTGACATTTCAAGAATCCTTTTTGAGCAAGTATATCCAACACTCGTATCCGATGACCACTTTCTAAATATCGAGTCAAAGTTGTCATGCTCGCATACGTTGCTTTGCTGTCGGACTTTGTCGGAGTAGGCAATAATGTAAATCCTCTCTCTCTTGTGCGGATATCCAAAAGCGTAGTTCGATATACATTGCCATTCCGCATAAAACCCGACTTTGGAAAGGTCGCATAAGACGTATTCAAGTCCTCGAAAAGTGAGAGCTGGAGAGTTCTCAATGATGACGTAACGGGGTCTAACCTCCCCAATAACTCTAAACATTTCACGCCATAATCCGGAACGTCCTCCTTTAATACCTGCATGTTTTCCGGCAACACTGATGTCTTGACACGGAAATCCTCCACTAATGATGTCCACATATCGTAATCCTGTGGCTTGTGTAATATCTGTATATCTTTCTGCATTAGGAAATTTCGTTTTTAGTATTTCACTCTGATATTTCTCTATCTCGCAATTCCATAAGGTCGTTATTCCTGCCATTTCAGCACCTAATTCAAAGCCGCCAATGCCGCTGAACAAAGAGCCGTGTGTCAAACTGTTTCTTTTCATAAATCATTCGGGAACATATTATACTGGATTGAATAACCCAATTTCATTAGTCTTTTTTCCTGCAACAGGCTACGTTTTCCGTTATCTCCCGGCATTACCGCCACCTGTTTATCCTTTGTGAAACAATAGCCCTTTTTACGCATCTGATAACGTAAATTCCAGACTTTACGCATTCGCTTGCCTGTCTCCATTGCCCAAAAGCGTTTGTAACATCAAGGCATTGGCTATGTCCTCGACAGACTGAGCGTCCTTGACTTTGTTGTTGAATGCGCCGACAAGGTTGCGCAGCCTTTCGCGTGGTATCTTGTTAAAATCCGCATAACCTGTCGCACGGCAGGCAATGCCTTTTATCACACTGGCGTTGCTTTCTTTTCCTATCATGCGCAGATAGCCTCCGATGGCGGCCATCACGCGCTTGCGCAACTTGTCAAGGTCTGCCGTACCTGTTTTTCTGTTGGCCTGTTCCGCCAGACTGGCGCACACGTCGATGAGGTCGTGCGTGTCCATGTCGCGGCTGCTTTCCACACCGTAGCTTTCAACGATGGTGCGCTTCTCATCGTCCGTAAGCCCAAGCACGTGGCACAGGGTGTGAAACTTTTTCAGTATGCCCCTGTGGATTTCGTCCATTGTCTTGTTTTCTGCCATATCCTTACATTTTATCTACCCAGTAATCTTGTGCGCCTTGCTCCCAAATGATGAAGTCCGCGCCGCCCTCACCACGTTCTGCCACTTCGTAGCGGGTTGTAACAAAGGCTTTGTAACCCTCGACACGGATTTTTATCTCACTGTCATACCGTATGTTTTGCGCCATCATTCCCTTGGGCATTCCGCCTTTTTCGTGGCTGACGAATATAAACAGCTTGTTGGGGAACTCATCGCGCAGGTTCTGATACTGATCCATGTTGAAACGCCGTAAGTAATGCACGCTGTCAATCACTATCACGTCAGGGCTTTGTTTTTTCAGCAGGCGGACACGCAGGTCTTTCAACTGTTCTTTATTCAGCAGGATTATTTTGTTGCCTACCTCCTGCATACCCACGCGCTCCCACGCCTTTTGCAACGAAAGCGAAAGCCCCTGCTCCAAACTGTTGTAGGCGACACGGCGAAAGCGGGTTAGATATTTGCACACCTGCATTACAAAGGTGGTTTTTCCCGAGCCGCTGCCCCCGTAGATAATCCATGCGCCGCGCAGTTCAGGCCGTCCGAAGCTGGCAAGAAACTCACCCTCGAAGTCGGCCACCTCAAACTTTGCCGTCAGCACGTTTTTATTGCTTATCGCCCTGCCCATAGTATTTATTACTCTTTAATGATTTTCTCGACTCTATATTTCAAAAAGCCCCTAATGATGTGTGGGAATTTATGTATTGGGCAAAGACTTCCTATACTTACAATGTTTAGTGGAATATATGAATCTTTCCAAAATTCATTTTGAAATGGACCGGCTTCTTCTACAAGCCCACCATCGTTCACTCGCAACCATAATAAATCCTGTCCTTTATCCTCTAATACAATTTTAACCATCATGCACGCCCTCCCTCTTTCCGTATTGCCCACACGGCACGCTTCACGCGGCGCAGGTCGCATTCGCAATCGTCTATTATTCGGTTTATAGTCTTTGTATCGGTTACACCGTTGGCCACACATACGGCGGCCACATCTTCACCGTTCACCACCTGCAAGGCCACGAATTTGCGCCCCATGCGGCTGTAAATTTCCTCGTATCCCTTACGTTTGGTACGCAGCCCCTTTTTGATACGTTTCTCCAAAAAGTTGGTGGCGCAAAGGATTATGCCGCAATGTCCCTCCAACTGGTTATACAAGCTGATGAAGAAGTAAAGCACTTGATCGGATAGTTTGTCGGCCTCGTCAAGTACTACCAACGGGCTGTCCGTGCGTTTCAGCGTGTCGATGATGTCGTCCATCATGTCGGACACGGTGCTGCCTGTGAAGTCCACGCCCATACATTGCAGCAATTTACCCATGAATGTGCGGCGATTCCAGTATTCGGAGCAGCACAGGTGGTAAACATGACGGTGGGCTGCCGTGTAGTTCTTGATGGCTTCCGTCTTGCCACAGCCCGCGTCGCCTGTTACGGCCAGCACAAGGCTGTCCTGCTTGGCGTTGTCGAGTAAAAAGACCATACGCTTGTATGCCTGTGTTTCGGCAATGCTCCATTCTTTCGTTTCGTGTCCTGTCTGGGCGGCTATCGTGCGCCACATTTCGTCGCTGATGGTGTCCCAGTCGCCCGACAGCACTTTGCTGATGGTGGCGGAACTTACGCCGTTCATACTGTTGGCCGCCTTGTTTTGGCTGCCCTTTTGCACGCAGTAGTCTTTCAGTCGTGCCGCAATCTGCTGTTTTTCGTCCTTTTGCATAATCGTATCTTTTAGAAAATTGAATAATCGTCTATGTCCGTACTCGGTGCTCCATGCGGTATTACAGGAACTTCAACCGTTTTTACCTCTATGGCTTCCACCTCGGCGGCTTTCAAGCGTTGTTGCGCCTTTGGCAGTTTATGCTGGCCTCGGCTGTCGCACAGGCAATACCTGTTCAGTATGCCCAACTGCGGCATTTCGCTGATCAGTTGCTCGGTCTTTTCATAGGCCAAGGCGAGGCGGTCGGTTACGTGTCCTTCCAACTGCCTGTTGTAGTCGAACACGCGCTGCAATTCGGCTGCGTCGCCCGCCTTGCGGTCGGCAAGTGCCATCGGCTGCACGTATTTTTCCGTCAGCATGAAACGCAGGCTGCCGTCTTCACTCACGGCCAGTATCTCGCCAAGGTTATCGGGGTCGTATTTGACCGTCCAGCGTATGCCTGCGTACTGGCGAAAACGTATATCGAAACAATCGTAATCACGTTTAACGCCCAACAGTGTGGGGCGCAGGCCGCCGCCCTCAATGGCATTCTTGAAACCTGTCTCCGCGCCGAAATTCAGCAGGTACTGCTCACGGCTGAGCGGCAGACGGCGTTCGGCGGGCAGGTCGGCAAACATGGCCTTAAACTGTTCTACCTTGCACGCCCTGTCAAGTTGGATCATCTGAACAATCTGCTCGCGCACGCCCGCCTCGTCGGGGAATGAGTGGCGCAGTTGGTTAAGGGCTTCCGCATTCGGTTGTTTTTTCGGATCGGTGGTTATGCCGTAGCCCGACCAGTTGTTTTTCAACTTGCAGTAGGTCTTGTTCAGGTAGCCGAAATATGGCTCTACCGCCTTTGCTTTCGCGTTCTTCACGCGGGCGGGAGTCAGTTTGTCGGCCATCACGCCGTAAAGCGGGGTCATGGCCTTGATGGCGTAGTGGTCGCACTGCAACTGGTTGGCGCGCAACATCACGCCGAAAAGCTCCTCGCTGTGTTTGGCCGCGTCGCGCAGGGCGGCGGCAATGAGTTCGGGCGTTTCGTGTGTGCCTATGGCAAAGCCTATCGGATAATTGCAACAGGGATCAAGCACCACCTCCAATGTCAGGCGGTTGGTGTAGGTTGTTACGCTGCGCCCGTTTTTGTCTGTCTTGGTGGCCTGATAAAGCAGCTCCACGTCCCAACCGTCGAGCGTCCACATCAGGAACGGTGCTGTCGGGCGGCTGCGCTTCACCTGCATGCTTTTCACGTTGCGGAAATTTGTCGCTCCCAAGCGGCCTGCCGCCGTTACAAGGTCGTACTTCTCGCGCCACACCCCGACGGCGGAGGCCGTTATCGGCTTCCAACCCTTTGTGTTCGCCACAACGTTGTACAAGTTGGCCACTGCCGCATTGTCGAGGTTGTTGTGGTGTGCCAGCAATTGCAACAGCACGCTTTCTTTCACATCGTCGTCCACCTTGGCCGAGTTCTTGTTTTGGTACTTCTTGCTGATGAAGCACACATAACCGTCGTGCAGGTATTCGTTGAACTTGCGTTGCAGGCGGCGGTCGCTTTCAGGCAAGGAATGGGGGAAGCGGTCGGCAAGGCGGGGCAAAGCGGCAGCGGCCTTTTTCCAAAACTCCGTCTTGTTCAGCTTCGGTTTGCTTTGGCGCAGGCGATGGCTGTTGGCCGTTTCTATACACCTGCGGAATGCGTTCATTATGGCGCAGTTGTTGGCGTATTCCGCTTGCTTTTCGGGAGTAAGATGCCGGCCGTCGGCCAGCACATAGTCTGCGTACCATTGCATTGCCATGCCGTCAGGCTCTATCGTGTCAAGGAAAGGCTTGCTGTCGGCTTTTTCCTGCAAGTCGGGATTACGGCGGTACACTTCCGTGCGGTATTTCAGCGGCAGACTTTCAACGGAATAAAGCGCGGGTGTACCGTAGCAGGCACGCCGCATTTGCCTAATCTTACCCTCCCTTACGTAGTAGTTCAGATTAGCGGTGGTCATTATACCCGCCGTCAGTTCTGCGTGACTTAAGCAAAGCGTGTTACCGTAATACTCCATAACTACATCCTTTCAGCGATCCGTTGTATTTCCGAAAACCGTTTCCATTCCACATTGTCGAAAGAGGCCGCCTCCTCCCCGTCCTTGATTAGTTCCACATGGTCGGTGGTCTTCTCCCATTCCAGCATTACGCCGTTGGGGAAGTACTGCCGCATATAGTTATCCGAATCGTGCAGCGTTTCCATATAATTGCCCGCTATCATCAGCACTCCGCCACGCTCACGGGCTGCCTTGCGTATGCGTCTCGCCAGCGGGGTGTCGCCCGCCCGCTTGTCAAAATACAATGCCCGCCATACGCTCATTTTTGTCGTCTTGAACGCCTTTTGCAAGAACTCGCGTGTTTCCTTTGTTACTGCTATGTACTTTTCCATATCCCTGCTTATTTCAGATTGTCGTTGATATACTGCATATCCTCACTCCAAAGGGGAAGCCCCATTTTGATTTTACAAAGCGTCACTTGCTTCTGCCCGATTAATTTCACGGCCGCACTATAAAAATCAGTGTCGTTGTATGCGCAGGCCTTGCCGATGAGGAACTCCGCAATATCTTCCCGCTCTTTACTTACAGTCTTTCTCAAAAAACTGAGTTCTGCGTCCATTCCGCCGACGCGCCTGCCGACCTCTTTCAGGCATTGGCGTAGCTCGATATGGTCGTTTGCGGCATCATAGGCACACATGGCTCTCATCTCCTTGCAGAACTCGTCCTTGTCCATGTTTCCAGCGGCCATGTAGAGGTTTTCAACCAAATGGTAATCTTCCGCTGTTATCAGCCTTCGTGTGCGGTCTTCAAATTCTTTCTGTGTCATTGTCCTTTTGCTTTTTAGTGAAACATTCTTCGGTCTCGGCCTTTTTTAGTATCTTTGGCCGCTGCGTTATTAGTAACACGCTGCAAAGATAATGCGCATTTGCGCAAATAACAAATAAAATAGATATTATTTTGCGCAAATGCGCTATTTTTTATTGCTCATGAATATAAATGAACGATTTGGAAAGATAATACGCACTCTATATGGAGGTAATAAAAGTGCCTTTGCTAATGCAATAGGAGTAGCTCCGTCTGTTGTTGAAAACATAGTAGGCAAAAGACAAGGAAAACCGTCCTTTGATGTCGTCGAAAAAGTTTGCGCACTTGCGGAAGTTGATACTACATGGTTTATAACAGGTAGGGGAGAAGCTTTTGACTTCCGACCTAATGAAGAAAAAGATAAAACAACAAATACAGCCCCCAGTACTGGAATTGAAGACAAATTATTAGCGATAATTCAAGAAAAAGACAATGTAATTCGAGAACAGGCCGAAGAAATAGGGCAACTGCGTGAACGCATAGCCCAAATGCAACAGCGTTTTGAAAAAGGTGCAGCCAATGCGAACACCGACACTATTGCCAATGTCGGTTAATTAAACGTACCAAGATACCGTTCACACTCACACAACCAATACCCCTAAAATGGCGCAAAAAGGATAGTGATTAGCCGTTTTCCATCATTTTACAACGCAAAATCGCTCTTAAATAATGATTATCAGTAACTTAAACACTATTTAATAGTAATTATTCATATATCTACACAGACATTAAAGGGGTAGATTTTCTTAAAAAATCGGCTTTTTGAAGTCGATTTTTTCTGTTATGGGGGTATATTCACAACTGGCACACTATACCCAAGACTATATCCAACACTATATCCAACCCCTATTTTTCAAACGAAATGTACATCTTTATACCCTATCCCTACCCTACCAAACAAGCGTTTGAGGCAGGAACATTTCAACCCCATTTAATACCCGATTAAACACCTGTTAAATGCCATTTCAGCCACGTTTGGCGACAGTCCCCCACCCTACTCCATTCTACCCATTACGCAAGTCGCCATAAACCTATAAAAACAGCCATTTCACGGCCTTTTCTTGCAATCCCCTACCCTGCCACAAGAAAAGCGGTCAGAAAGCCGAAAAAACAGCAATCTGACCGCTCAAAATATAAGCAAATTAAAGTCCGATTCAATCCAACACTAAGCCGCATTAAACACCTGCACCCACAGGATTAAAGCCAAATTAAAGCGAATTAAACCTTTTGTACGTTTCGTTTTGTTCCATCAAACACCAATAACTCAACGTAAATAACTGAAAACAAACACATTTCACACGCATTCAGTCATTCAACAGTTGTACACTTCGTTTTTATGCCCGTAAATTGTCATAGCATAGGTTTACATAATCTTGCATAGTTTTCCATAAGGAGTCAGACATTCTGTTTTTAGCAGATTGTACAGTCTTAAGAAACTCTTTCATAAATTTTGCTGGACGC